TAAGATTATTTGATGCTTTAAAACAGAATGATTTTAACCAAGAAGAAATACAGCGATTAAACTTAATCATTAAAAAGCTAGAAGAAGATTTAGAGAACGCAAATAAATTAGTTAATTAAATGCCATTTAGTAAGCCACAACTAGATGTCTATACTTGTCCAAACAGATTCAGAGTTTTAATTACTGGAAGAAGATTCGGCAAAACCCACCTAGCCATGTATGAACTGCTAAGATTTGCAAGTCGTAAACCTAATTCAAAGATATTCTATGTAGCACCAACTTACAGAATGAGTAAGGAGATTATGTGGAAGCAATTAAAGAAGCTTACTACTGAAAAGAGATGGATTAAATATGCTAATGAAACAGAATTATCATTAATACTTAGGAATGGTTCTCAAATAAGTTTAAAAGGTGCAGATAAATCACCAGACAATTTAAGAGGAGTAGGATTAGATTTTTTACTACTAGACGAGTATGCAGATATACCAGTTGAAGCATGGACTGAAGTTTTGCGACCAACTATTTCAGATAAACATGTTACTGGTAATGTACTATTTATAGGAACACCAAGAGGATATGGTAACTGGTCTTATGACATCTATCAAAAAGGTTTAGGAACAGACCCTGAGTGGAGATCATTTAAGTACACAACATTAGATGGTGGTCAAGTAGATCAAGAAGAAATTAGACAAGCTATGAATGACTTAGATGAACGAACATTTAGACAAGAATATTTAGCTTCATTTGAAACATACTCAGGTGTTGTTTACTATAACTTTAGCAGAGATGAAAATGTAAAAGAATGTAAGTATGATAAAGATGCTATGATTCATATTGGCTTGGACTTTAACATAGACCCAATGAGTGCTTGTTTATTCCATGTTAAAAATGGTGTAGCAGAAATCTTTGATGAGATAGTTATTTATAGTTCTAATACTGATGAATTTATTGATGAGTTATTTAGTAGATACCCAAAACAAAAAATGATTGTTTATCCTGACCCAGCATCAAGACAACGTAAAACCAGTGCTGGTGGCAGAACAGATTTAACTATATTGCAAAATGCTGGATTAAATGTTAAGTGTAAATCTACTCATGCTTTAGTGAGAGATAGAATTAATTCTGTTAATAGCAAACTGAAGTCATTTGAAGGTAAGAGAAGTATTTTTATTAATCCTTCTTGCAAAACACTTATAAATTCGTTAATGAAACAAGTTTATAAGGAAAACACAACACAACCTGAAAAGGGAAATGGATTTGACCACATGACTGACGCATTAGGATACGCAATAGAATACTTATTTCCAATCACATCTAATTTACCTAAATCGCAACCTAAAAGATTTTCATAATGGCATACTCACGATCAGACATAGAAGCACAACATCAGCATTACAAAGGAATGATTCCAAGATGGGAATATTTTATTAGATCATATCTTGGTGGCAAAGAATATGCAGACGGAAAGTTCTTACAACCTTACATGCTTGAGTTTGAAAACGAATATTACAAACGAATACAATTTACACCATTAGACAATCATTGTCGTAACATCATAGATATTTATTCATCATTTCTATTTAGAGTTCAACCAGTAAGACAGTTTGGTTCTTTACAAGATGATATATCTGTTCAACAATTTTTAGATGATGCAGATTTAGAAGGTAGATCATTTGAAGCTTTAATTACAGAAGCACAAAGATTTGCTTCAGTATATGGGCATGTCTGGTTACTTATGGATAAACCATCTACAAATGTTATGACTAGAGCAGAAGAATTAAACGAAGGAATAAGACCATACTTAAATGTTTACACACCTGAAAATGTTTTAGATTGGCACTATACAAGAAATTCTGCTGGATATTATTACTTAGATTATTTAAAAATTAGAGAGGAACAAACTGCTGAAGGAGAATATTATAAACTTTGGTATTTAGATAAAATTGATACAATATTTATTTCAACAATTAATAGAGATGAACCTAAATTAGTAACTTCAGTTCCTAATCCATTAATGAAAATACCAGCAGTTATTTTATACAACCAAAGAAGTCCAATGCGTGGTCTTGGTGTATCTGATCTAAATGATGTAGCTGATTTACAAAAAGCAATTTACAATGAATTTTCTGAGATTGAACAAATTATAAGATTATCAAATCACCCATCACTTGTTAAAACAAAAGACACAGATGCTGGTGCTGGTGCAGGTTCAATAATTGAAATGCCAGAAAACTTAGATGCAAATTTAAAACCATATATCTTACAACCTAATGGAAGTAATTTAGATGGAGTATTAAGATCAATAGATCATAAAGTAGAAGCAATAAATCGTTTAACTCATATTGGTTCTTTAAGATCAACTGCACAAAGAATACAATCTGGTATTGCTTTAAGAACTGAGTTTGAATTATTAAATGCTAAACTATCTGAGAAGTCTCAACTGATACAATTAGCAGAAGAACAATTATGGAGATTATTTGCTGATTGGCAAGAAACAATATTTGATGGAGAAATTGAATATCCTGAATCGTTTGACATTAGAGACTGGGCAACTGATCTTGAATTATTACAAGCTGCTAAAGCAAGTAATATTCCTTCAGATACTTTTGCTAAAGAGATTGACAAACAAATTGCTAAAACAGTTATTGAAGATAATGCAACATTAGAAATTATTAATTCTGAGATTGATAGTAAGTCAGTAGCTTTAGGAACATTCCCACCACAACCTATAACATTACCTAAAGTTTAATGTGGCACAAGATTTACTACAAGAACTTCAAGCAATAAGAGCAAAGACTGTTAGTTCATTAGAAGCACAGCATCAAAAACTATTAGCAGATACTCTTAAAACATTAGAGCAAGAAGTAGTTAATATCGCATCAACACTTCCAATAGAAAATGGTTCATTATTTAATACAAGACTTGCAATAGAAATTAGACCACAGTTACAACAAGCCATTGAAGAAATATATCTTAAAAAAGTTCAAACATTCATCAATGATTATGACAAGGTAGCTGGTACGATAGTAGCAACTTATGGAAAACTTCCAATACCAACAGAGTTTAAACAAATTACACAAACTGATTTAGTAACTATTCAACAATTAAAGAAATTAGCATTTACTCAATTTCAAAATCTTGGGAATGAATTTACAAATACATTAGCAAAAGAAATATACCAAAGTACATTAGTAGGAAAACCATTTGGAGATGTAGTTCAAACTATTAGAGATAAAATTAATGGAATATATCAAGCAGCAGATACAGCTAAACAACAACAATTAGTTACATTTATTCAAGATCAAAAAGCATTAGGTAATATGAGTTCTCCTGATGTTCAAACAGCAGTTGATGAACTTAAACAAAACTATGGTTCTACAGTTACTGGTGATAATCTTTATTCTTATTCATCTCAAATAGTCGGAGATGCTTTAATGGGATTTGATGGACAGTTTGCAAAGTATAGAGCAGATGAATTAGGATTAACTTCATTTGTTTATTATGGTTCAATAATTAGAGATAGTAGAGATTTCTGCGTTGAACATGCAAACCAAGTATTTACTGAAGAAGAAGCAAGAGCATTATGGCAACAAGACTGGCAAGGTAAATCAGGTAGCGACCCATTCTTAGATAGAGGTGGTTATAATTGCAGACATCATTGGCAACCAATCAGTACAGACTGGGGAACAGTAAATACTGATGGTACATTTGACTACACACTATAATAGAACATTTTAGCAACAAGCATGTTGCAATTTTACAATTTTCTTGATAATTGACAATAATAACAATATAGAAGGAGAACAAACAATGAACGACCAAGTAAAAGTAGAGTCGGTTGAGAATACAGCATCTCAAGACAATGCTGGAGTAGAAGTTTCTAAAAATACTTCAAACGAGAACAAAGTTTTTACTGCAGAGCAGTTAGAACAAATAGTTCAAAGAAGATTAGAAAGATACAAAAAAACAGTATCTAATAAACTTGATGGAGTTGATCTTGAAGAAGCTAAAAAGTTGCTTCAAGAGAAAAAAGATAAGGAACTTGAGATCGCTAAACAACGTGGCGAATTTGACAAAGTTCTGAAGGAAACAGTTTCAAAAAAGGATACAAAAATCCAATCGTTGGAATCTGAATTAAAAAGGATTCGTATAGATGAAACATTAGTCAATGTAGCTAGTGGACTGAAAGCTGTTAAACCAGCAGAAGTTAAACAGTTACTAAGATCAAATGTTAAACTTAACGAACAAGGTTCTGTTGAAGTTATCAACGAAGATGGAACTCCTAGATATACAGATAAAGGTGATCCAATGTCAGTTAATGAATTGGTAAACGAATATCTAAAAAACAATCCTCATCATGTGATGGCTACTCAAAGTGGTAGTGGTTCACAAGGTAAGATTGGTGGAAATTCTCCCACTTCCGTTAAAATG